GATTAAACAATACTTTGAATTCTAAGTCAAGATTATGGAAAATATATCTTACTTATGAAGAATTAACTAGTCTTAATAGTCTTGGAATATCAGCTTTAGCAAATAAACCCAGACAAATAGAAATACCAATGCTTCAATGTGAACCAGCATTTGATGTAACAGAGCGTATGGTTAAGAAGGAGACTGTTAAATTTAAAGAAACAGTTGGTAGTGAACCAGACCCTATGTTATATCCATGCATACAAACAATGTTAGACGGTTCTTCTTATGGTAATAGACATGCTATTGCTTTAAGACTTGGAGCTTGGCTTAGATGGAGATATCCAGAACATGTAGTGAGATTAGTTATGGAAAACTGGCGTAAAAGGGTAAGTACTTTAGAACATCCTTTTAAAGAAGATGAAATGAATAGACTTATTACTGATTGTTATAAGGGTCACGGAGGTAGTGGCTATAGGTATGGCTGTAATGATAAAGTAATGGATAAACATTGTAGTTCTACTTGCACTTTGTTTAAAGCTAAGAAATCTCAAGGGCTTATGAGTGCAGCAGATATGGAAGAAAACTTAATCAGCTGGCTTAAAGGCGATGTAGTTCCTATAAATTTAGGTAAATTATATAATCAAGACTTTCCTATATATCCTGGAGAACTTGTAGTAATACAAGCTCCACCTAAATGTATGAAAACTATGTTAATACAAAACTGGGTTAATGCTTTTAAAAGACCAACTTACTTTCTTGAGATGGAAATGTCTCCACGTCAAATATGGAAACGTTTTATTCAAATAGAGCAAGGTTGGACTGAAGAAGAGTTGTCTAAAAACTATGCTAATCCTGATTTTAGGCTAGCAGATAAGTTTGATTGGCTTAATGTAGATTATCAATCTTGTTTTGCTATAGAGCTTGAAAAGAGAATAAGTATGTTGCCAGTAAAACCAGAGATTGTAGTTATAGACCATATGGGCTTGTTATTATCTAAACATAGAGATTTAAATCTTAAAATGGAAGAAATAGCAGGAGCATTAACTGAAGTAGCTGTAAAACATAATATGGTAGTATTTGCTATATCTGAAATAACTAAACAAGCAATGAATGATGGAATAGGTATATCATCTGCTAGAGGTTCTTTTAGAATAGCATATAATGCAAGTAAAATATTATCGTTAGCAACTACTAAAGGATTAGATGGTAATGTAAATATGATAATGGTTAAAACAACTGCTAATAGAGAAAGAGGTGCTTTAAATGCATGCCTTAAACTAGACGGTATTAAAATAATAGGAGCAGGAAATGAGTAATAAAAGAAGTCTAAACCAAATAAGTAGTGATATTATGCTGGTTCAAAATAGCTTTGAATTAACTGAGCAAGAGATAGATGAGCAGTTAGATTTATTGCATGATGAACTGCATGATAAAGAGAATGGAGTTTACTGGTTTTATAAGAATCTAGATAGCAAAGTTGCTTTAGCAAAAGAGTATAAAGAAAAAGCCAATGAAGTAATAAAAAAGCTTAAATATACTCAAGAAAGGCTTAAAGGACTTGTTATAGAAGCTTATACAGCTAGTAAACAACTTCCAGCTCATGATGAATTTAATCCAATTAAAATAATACAAATGGGTAAAGTAGATATAGTAGATGAATCTAAAATACCCAGCGAGTATTATATAGAGAAGATTGAAACAAGGCTGGATAAAAGAAGAATACTTGAGGAATTAAAAGAAGGTAAGGAAATTCCTGGAGTAAGATTACAGAAAAACAAACATGTCAGGGGGTTAAAATGATAGAACCTTATAGTGAAATAAGAAAAGTACCTTTAGATTATGAAGGTATTACATCTTCAGCTTATGCTGTCCAAAGACACGGCGAAGATAAAGAAGGTAGAAGTTTTTGGAAGGAATGCGGAATAGTAGGTAGTAACTATCTTCTCGTTCCTAATTCAGAAGTAAGAGACCTTGCAAATGAAATAGCAACTGAATCTAAACATGAATGGGAGCCTATGAAGACTTTCTTTGATGGTAAGAGATACATACATTTCATGCAATCTAAATCAGAAACTACAGAGATAACGCAAGGCGATGATGTTGCTCTGGGTATGGGTTTTTGGAATAGTTACGATGGGTCTACTGCATTGCAGTTTAGGACGTTCCTTGTAAGATTATTATGTACTAACGGTATGATAACAAAAGACTTCATGAATTTAATGAAGTTTAAGCATAACAATAAATCAGAAGGTTATGAGGAGCAGATAATAAACGCTGCTAAAGTAGTTGACAACTGTGGAGAAGATATTGAAACAGTTGCACAAAGAATGAGGAAAATGGTAGAAACACCACTTAATTTAAACGAACTGGCTTATATGAGAAACCATGATTTATCTCATCTGCCTGTTACATTATGGGGTAAGATTAGCACGCACTTTATGAATAAAGACCGTGAAAAAATCTTAGATAATGATGTTAATATGTGGGATTTCTACAACGCATGTACAGATGTTCTGTGGCATGATGAGAAACCAACCATGGCTTCATTTGAGCATAATCAGGTAATAACTGATAACTTGCTTCAAGCTATGGCTTAATTTCAGGAGGAACGCCGAGGGGCCTGCATCTTCTACCTTTCTTAGGTGCAGGCTCTTTTAACAAAGGAGATAAAATGGATTGGAAAATATGGAATGAAAGACAAAAAAAGAAGGAAAAAATAAAGAAACGTTATAAGAAATTTATGACAGATAGTTATGGTAGTGTGATGTTTAAATATAAAGACAGGAGAAAAAATGGCTAAGAAACCAACAATAATGGAAATGAAAGAAAGAGTTGATATGAATACAAGACAAATAAACTTCATATCTAGGATGATGGATAGCGTAGGAATAGCATTTAGTAACTATATAAAGTATAAAGGTGATGAAGATGAGTTTAAAAAGTATTTAGATAATAGTGAAAAACTTCATAAATTAACTAAAGAGGAAGAAAATGACAGAAAAAAAGGACTCAATAAAGAAACTAGTGATGTATCAGCTAAAGATATACGGAAAGAAAAAGATGGAGGAAAATAACATTGACTGGGAAATGTATAGAAAAATGTCATAACTGTGGTTGTGATATAAAAGAACCTTTTGATAAGATGATGGATAGAGTTCTTAGAGAATCAGGAGAACGTATGAAAAAAGAGATGGGGTATGGAGTCCCAGATGAAAATGAAATTAAAAAACATTACACAGAAAATTTAGGTAGTGTTATAACAGGAGAATGGAGAAAAGGTGACACAAAAAAAGACAACTAAAAAAGAAGTAAAGCAAGAAGGTATTGAAGAATTTATCTCACTTGCTAGCGATTTAAAAGATATAGTACTAAAACTTAATCAAAGAATGGCGGAGGTCGAAGCTGTTACTAATAAAATTAAACAAAGGTTAGGTTTATGAAGATAATAATAGATAAGGATATTTTGATTTCAAAAAAATATATAAAGAAAACATTCATGAATTACGGAATACAAATGAGTAATGTTGCTTTAGAAGCAGTATGTCAGAAGCTTAAAAGTGATGTACATAACTATGCTATGAATGCGCAAGACTTGGGCTTTAAACGCCTAATAAAAGATAAAGTTCCTGTAATAATTGGAGAGTTTTCAAATGAGTCTTAGAGACACTGCAAAGAATATAGTAGAATTTGCCAGACACAGTAAGCAAGAAGAGCTTGATAAAGTGGTCCAAGCTATTGTAAATTTCGCTAGGGAACAAAGAATAGAAATTCTTAACGAAACATTACAATTACTGAAAAGAGGTGCAGATGAAACCATCATCAGCCAAAGGCAAAGGCAGGAGGTTGCAAAACTTTCTGAAGGAGAAACTACATAGTTCTTTTCCTTCTTTAAGAGAAGGTGATATAAAGACAGCTGTAATGGGAGAGTCTGGTGAAGATATAATACTCTCTCCTGCAGCAAGGGATATTATCCCCTATAGTTTTGAGTGCAAGAATCAAGAACGCTTAAATATATGGGAATCACTAACACAAGCTGAGGACAACTGTAATGATTATACAGCTGCTGTAGTATTTAAAAGAAACAGAACTAAAACATATATAGCTCTTGAGTTAGAAGAATTTTTAAAAATAATTGGAGAAAAAAAATGAATGATTATAAAAAAAGATTAGAAAAAGAAGAAATATTCAGAGATATGAAAAGAGCAGTATATTTAGATATTATATCCAAAGCATTTGAAAAAGAAAATTATGAAGATTTAGACCCTATAAATAAGATAAGTATCATAGGAGTTATCAATAGCCATTCTAAGTTATCTAATAGAATAGAAGGTTAATGTTTTCAATTGAATTTATACTAGGGATAGTTGTAGTATATATTTTTACTAAGGTATTAAGTTATATTTAATCACCATCATAATCACCATCATAAAGAACATCTAATACAGCAGTAGAGCCTCTCTTTACTAATTCTGATAAGTTGCTAAATACAAATAATTGAGGTCTTCCATATAAAATACTAGCTGTTTGTTCAGCTTTTTCATAGAATAAATCTTCCTCCTCTAAGATACCTGCTAGTACAGCCATTATAGCACTATAGCTCCAAGTAATCATATAACCAGCAAATGGAACTTTGCTTAAATGATTTGATATAGCGTCATCAATATCTTCCTCATCATCATATCCACCAAAAAATCCATCTATCAAGCCTCTTAATCCAAATACAATAGGCAATGTCATAAAGTGAAGTAAATCAGAAGTTCCTACATTTCTTAATTGAGTTGCCCCACCAGTTTGCCATAACAACTGTCTCATCCCCTTAAAATGTTTAGTACTTACTGGATTGAAAAAAAATAAATTCCACATAATTGTTCCTAGTCCTTGACTAAGCCACATAGTTCTTATCGCTGCTACCTCTGGACTAGATAGTCTATTAACTCTATTCTTTAAACCAGGAGCATGCACTTTAGCCATCATTTTAAGTATAGGTTTTAATTGACCCATAACTGATGCTTTTTTTGCATCCCTACCTTCAGATAAAGATAATATAGCTGCGTTTATTTCTTCTAGTTCAGCTTCAGCATTTTGTTGAGACCAGTATTTAAACTTACCCATCATTTGAGCTGGTCCATACTGATACGATGCTACATCTTGTGTTGACATTCCATAGTTAATGAAATATGAATACTCACGACCTATTGCTATAACAGCTGCTAAATCTTTCTCATCAGTATATTCACTCCAATGTATATCATTTCTTATAGCTCCACTTTCCCATGCATTCTCAGCACCAATTACAAAAGATAAAGACCTAATATGTTTTTCAGTGTTACTCATAGTTAATGGTGAGTTAGACATAATTTCAGAAAACAAACCTACTACAGTACCAAATCCTGTATTCGCCCATTGTTTATATAAAGGTTGAGCTACCATTG